CGCGGCGAACGAGAAGCTCATCGAATTTCGGCTTCAGATCGTCGGGGACTTCAGAGAAGAACTCCCGCGCCGCATCATCGTAATTCTGACGGAACCCTTGCGTAAACCCTTGAGCATCCGGTGGCGCCGATTGCTTCAGATCTTCAAGCGCTTTATCCTGCGCGAGATCGAAATCGATGAAGCGCTTCGTCGTCTCGTAGTCTTTCGCCTGCTTGTCGCGCTCGCCCATCTGAGCGCCAAACCGGCCGATGGCGTCGCCAGCATCAGCCAAGGCGCGCGCTGGTTCAAGCAGGCTTGCTCTCTGATTCTTGTCAATCGTCGCCGGAGCGCGGGCGGATGATATCGAGACGGTGCCGAGATTTTCGGCTGTGGGGATGCGAGCCATAAGGTCAGCCGTACCTAAAGCTGGATGAAGACGCGCTGCCGAATGGATCGCCGCCACCGCCCCATGACCCGGCCACCTTGGATGCCCCGGTGAGAACGGTTGCACCGATTTTCAGCGGCAACGCCTTGCGTTTCTGTTTCGCGGCAAAGCGTTCGAGACTGGCCTGATCGTCAAGACCGCGCGCTTTCTGCTCGCCTTGCCAGAGTTCGAGTTCGGCGTTGTATTCGCCTTGCCCCGCTGTACTCCCGATGACTTCGGACGCGGAGCCGCCCGTCCCGCCGCCGGATGCTGCATAAGCTGCCTGCTGCTGGCTAATCAGACTCTTGGTTTTCTTGCGCTGTTCCTCGGCCTGATGCTGGGATACGGCGCGATCTTCATTCGCACGGCGCTCCATCGCTTTCGCATTGGCTTCCGCAATGGCGGATTCCGTGTTGGATGCGGCGATTTCGCTGACGGCAGTCGCGGCCGTTGCAGCCATGAGGAAGAAGGGTTCAAGTCCGGTCATGGATTATCTGATGCTTGCTTTCATGGGGAGAGGTTTGTAAGGTTGTTCAGGGCAGAGTAAGTGAGTTCGGAATGACCACAATTGATCTAACGGCTGAAAATCTTCAGTATCAGAACGAGCTGCTCTGGCAGTTGGCGCTGCGGCTCGGCTGCGATGGTCGCGCTCTGGATGCTCTAATCTCGAAATACGCCAGCCGCGCCAGCCATAATGAGGCCAAGCGCGCTGAGATGCTCAACGCCATGCTTGACGATAAGGCTATGGAATTGCTTGGGCTTTGTGACGAATAATCAGATCGCATTCACAGCATCAGTCCAACCCGTGCACGCCATCAAGCCGCCAGCCCCGCTACTCGCATAATAGACGTTGGTGGATTCGAGCACCCAATCGAAAGGAAAGAACATTACGCCGTTATTGGCAAACGCTAGAGAAATGGGCGGAGGATTTGATGTCGAACCCTGCGCGCCATAGTCATTGTTCGGCGCAACTATCAGATTAGTGCCGCTTGCTGCGAAACCGGCGAATCCTTGTATTCTTACAGCCGTGGGAGGAACATAATTGCCAGTCGCCACGGCTGTCCACGTCGGCACGGATGGATCGCCAGACGCACCCGTAGTCATCTGAGGAACATTCGGCGTCGTCGAACTTGTAACAACGACATACTGCGCTCGGTTTCCCACCTGCTTGATGCGGATGAACGTCGCGCTGCCGCCGGTCCTGATCGCCCCGACGCGATAGCTGAACGTATATCCGCTCGGCAGGGTCGGTGCGGTGGCAGAGAGGCTGGCGAGTCCTGCCACTGTATCCGTCGTTGGATTGTAGATTATGAAGAAGTTGTACCAGGCATTGTTGCCGAGAGACCCCGTATCAAGGCCGTTCGCGCCATTGCCAGCACAGGCGACGGTGAGATTAACAGCTCCGGTTCGGATGGCGTTGCCGCTGGCGTCCAGTATCAGGGCGTCATTGGCGTCGATATCGATGCTGGTCGTCGGCGTCCCGGAACTGTTGGTGATGACGAGACCATTGACCTGCGGGATGGCTGCGCCAAGCACGATCTGAACGCCCGCCGAAGTTCTGTAAGCGGGCTTTGTCACCCCGCCATCGTCGATGGGATAGAGCCTGACCGTATCGGCGGGCGGATCGGATGGCGTTGATGTTTCGCGCAGGTCCAGATAGCCGGACAGCCCGGCGGAATGGAGCGGCCGCCAGCGGGAAGACGTATTGTCGTATTGAAATGCAACCGTCATGCCCGGCGCGATGAGGACCGGACCGCTTGACCCGACTGCAAACCTGTTCGCCGCCGTGGAACTCGCGTCCTCATTCGGGATCAGGAGTGCATTCGATCCGACATTGGCGAGCATGACGATGCGCCCGACTGTACCGCCTGCAAGTCCGGTGATGCTCCATGTGGCGTCGCTGGTCAGGCGGAACAGGAATGCGGATGCGTGATCCGTCGGGGCGTAATCGTCCTGATCGGCGTCGATTTCCGCAGGCGTGATAGCGTTCGTTACGCGGAGGACGGAGAGCGGATCGGGTGAAGCCGCCAGCAGCGTCCTTGCTGCCGCTGCATCCGCTGCCTGAATCACAGATTGCATGAAGGCAGAGACAAGCGTCACGATACTGACATCGGCGGGGAGGACATTGACAAGCGCATTCGCCGCCGCGTTCCAGCCGATGAGATTGGATGCGGCTGGCGCCGGAAGCTCGTTCGATATCTCGCTTTCCGCAAACACCGACAGCTTGAACGCCCGGTCGATGGCGTCCTGCATTTCCTGGATTTGCTCAACAGAGATGTTGCCGAGATCCTCGACATCGGAGGAGGCCAGATCGCCGCCGGTGAGCAGCGCCACTTCCTGCGCTTTCGGCTGTTCGCGCCAGATCGCCCATTTGTAGCCTGACGGAAGATTGCCAGCGATACGGCTGATCGTGCCGATGCCGAAAGTGTAATCGACGCCTTCAACCATGTCGGATTCCGCATCCGTCGCCTCGATAAGCTGACGGACACGGATATGCGAGGAATCCCGATAGGTGAGCGGTACGCCATCCACGGTCAAGGCGATCGACGACGTATTGCCGTCGCCTTCCCAGATCAGGCGTGGTTTGAGATTAAGGACGGTCATGCGGCGTTGATAATCCAGGCTGTGCTGTGCGATTGCTGTTCAAGCTGCACGATGCTATTGTCCTTTTCGGTATCGGTGAGCGGGCGGAAGCCAAGCGCGGTGAGCCATTCGCGGGCGCGGGGCCGGGCGTCTTCACAAAGTGCGTAGATGGTCTTGATCCCGGTGGAGGCGATGACGACTCTCAGCGACCGGACAACGAGCCGGTGCAGGAACATCGGGCGGCGTAACCCTTCGTCAGCAAGATGGAAGAACACCCAGTGCCGCCTTTCAAAAAGATGGATACCGCCATACCCAGCCACCTTGCCATCCCGCTCCACCGTCATGCCGATCGCAACCGCATCAGGCTCAAAGCCCAGAGACGCTGCGGCATCCGCTGTTTCAAAGGGACGGAACCGGTACATCAGTTGGAGCCGATCCGCTCGTCGAGATCATGCGCCAGCACCAGCCCCTGTATCGTGACAGGGAACGGTGCCGGAACCTTGAGGCAAAGCCGGGGATCGCGGGTATGGCTGCCGGGGATCGCCATGAACTCTGTCGTCTCATCGACGAGGCCCGGCCCGGTGTCGAAGGTCGTGTCGTTCGAACGGTCGTCAAGCTGGTCCATCTCGTCGAAATTCTTGCCGTACTGGATCAGGCGCGTGGAGCCGGTCAGCAGGAACGCGATATGCGTGGCCGCGCCTCTCAGCCCGAGTGCGGTCCCGGCGCGCGCGCCAAACGCCAGCTTTGATGACTGGTAGCGCCCCTCGTAATACAGGCCGGCTGCACGCTTTGTCTTTGCCGACGGGAATGTGACTTCACCACCGTCTACCGTTGCGGTTCCCATATAGGCTCCATCGCCCCAGAGTATGACTTCGCGGCCCTCAAGATGATCCAGCCCGGAAAGCGTCGTGGATGATCCGCTTTCATCGCGCACATAGCAATCCAGCATGTTCGCATCGGTTACATCGTCAAGATAGAATGGCTCAAGCTTTTCGAGATAGCGGACATCGTTGCCGTCCACTTCGCGCTTGACCATGAAGTACACCTGATCTTCACCGGTATCAGCCAGTCCGGGCAGCACAGCAACAGACTCGATTTCGCCATCCGTCACCATCCGCGCCCAGCCCATGCCGTCGGCAGCTTCATAGAGTTTGACGAGGCAGACGCCATCGGAGCGCACCATATAGGCCCGTGTGTCGGGTTGACGCGCCGCCGCAAGCTGGACGACGCCGGGGCGACCAAGGTTCTTGTGGAACCGCATCAGGGACCTGGGAACATAGTTCTGACGCTCCGGAACATGGACTAGTTCCATCACGCGCCAGCCGGAGCGCTCGACGAACAGGGCCTGCATGTCCAGCCTGATCGGTTCGACATCGGCGGAACCGAACGTGCCGACCTCACGCAAGGTCAGATTGGATGGCGTAACAGGCTCATCGAATGCATTGGAGCGCACCATCGGCTCCGCGCCTTCGGTGCCGATCGCCAAGCGCTCCATGCCGACCATCCACTGGATGGCGTTGGCGTCGCCGGCGTCAATCTCGCGAGCGATGGCGTCGGCTGCCTCATCGCCAAGCGCGTAGCTTTCATAAGCGCCGGAGACCGACCCCCAATATTCATCATCACGGCCTTCCCATTTGCGCCCATCAAACAGCGCGACGGCCTTGGGATACCCGTGAACGTCGGACCATGCGCCTTCCGCCCACTCCGATGAACCGGTCGTGTCGCCAAAAGGCTCGATGACTTCGATGTCAACTTCTGTGGACGACGTGAAGGCGGTAGCACGGGCAATCCCGATCGTGGACCCGCCCGAATAGGTAAGCTCACCGGTGATTGTGCCGGATGAATAATCCCCCGACTTGACGCCGAGGCGGTAGAACACGATCTGATTGTCGAGACCATCATCAACATTGAACGTGCCGTCACTTGTCTTGGTCTGGTAATCGGTGAAGGATGTCTCATTGCCGATGGAGCGCTGCAATGTCACAGTCGTCGATGTGCTGGTAAGATTGGTCAGTTCGTAGGAAAATGCGCGGTCATTTTCGACGCCGGTCACCCGAATTGCTTCGGAAAACTGGTTTTCCGTCGTGAAGGTCTCAACTACATTTTGGCCGGTATGAGTGACTTCCCAGATCGACCCGACATGGCCTGATTGGAACAATGCGCGATTTGCCGTCAGCGTGCCATTTCCGGTTTTCACCGATGGCGTCAGCGTGAACCCGCTGTCGAAGTTCGGGAGCAGGAACGGTCCGTCATTTTCGGTGCCGTCAACCAGACCCCATGATGTCAGCCCTTGCCGTTCGAGGCGCTTCTTGACGCCAAGTCCGGAATTGATCCATGTGACATCACGCTTGCGCGCTTTGCGCAGGGAGCGGAGAACGGATTCGCCCCACGGGGTCGGCAGCACCATGTCGCCAGCGGACGCCACTTCGATGCTATCCACGCGCCGGATCACGTCCTCACGGGAGAAGACTTCGATCCAGTAAGAGCCGGACGGCGTGAACGATAGCGAATAGTAACCGGTGCGCAGAGTGCGCGTCGATATGTAGTCATCATCGCCAGATGACGACCCGACACGGAATTCGACCGGGCCGCGATCGACCGTGATGTTGAGCGCGTGCACAACCCCGGTGCTGCTTGTCGAGACTTGCTGACGGACACCCGCGATCGACGACCCATCCGATGTCAGCTCAAGTGCGTCATCAACCTCTGATGCAGCACCGCCGCCTGCGGATATGTCCGTCCAGCCGGAGAGAGATCCGGTAAACCCGCCATTGGTGACGGCGGACGTAACCGCAGGCCGCGAGATAATGCCGTCATTGGCGACGATCCGCATCTCCATATCCGTCAGCATCAGCAGGTTCGACTGCGCCACGGAAAACACGAATGGCAGGAGCAGCGCGAAATCATTATCCGGCGAATCCACGAGGAATTTCATGCCTGGACGCAGGAAGAAAGGCCCCTCCGGCAACGGCCAGAGATTTTGCATGAGCGCCGAAGTTGATGTATACCCTTCGAGGTGAACGCGGCCCTGGACTTCCGGGCCGATTTCGCCCCCATTCGCGCTAACTGTTGCCGAATTTAGCTTCGATCCCACGGTTCAAGCGCTCCGCATCAGTTGAAGGAACTCGTCGGGCCGCCATCGATCGTGCCACGCCGTCCGGTGCGTGCCGCCTGCACCCATTGCCCTGGCTTGCGGAATGTCGGCGGGTTCTGAACGGCATCGACGCCGACCGCATCGCTCTTGGCTTCCTTCAACTCCTTCTTGGCGCGCTCTTCCGCGGAGGAGTTCAGCTTCAGAGAACGGAAAGCCAGTTCAGCGGAAACGTAGCGGGCGAAGTTCGATGACCACCGGCCCGGATAACTGATTGCCGTGGATGAGACATATTTGAGATACAGCGTTTCCGCGTCGGTTGCGATCTTGCCCTTTTCGATCTTGTAATTCAGAAGATCGTCGCCCTCTATGCCGGTTTCGGACACGAACGTCACCCGCAGACAATCGGTCGGCAGTCCGTAATAATAGCTGAAGCCGAATGCTGGCGCGGGCGTGACGCGGGCGAGCTGGGCGCGTTCTTCGGCAAAGTCCCAATCGGCGCGCTCAAGGCACGCTTCGACTGCCGGAACCCAATTCGCGTTGAGCACGCGCGAGCGCTCGTTCGACGGCGACGGATCGGGATTGTCCAGGACGCCCTGGGTCAGGATCAGCAAAGCGTCGTTGAATACGCCGAGTTTCGTTGCCAATTAAGGATTTCCTCTGGGTCAATGATCGGGAAACAGGACAGAGCAGAACCGGGCGAAGCGTTAAGCACGCGAATGCCGTCCTTCGCCAATTCGGGCGCCATCGCCTCAAAAAACGGAATGTATTTCTTCTCGTAGCGGTCGGGCCGCGTCGTCTTCTTGTGCTCGCTGTGCCAGTTGCCGACCGGCTTCATATCGAAGCCGAGCAGGACGATCGGGTCAGCGCCATGCAGATAGGCCAGGTTCAGCGCATTGGAACCGGAACACCAGCCCGCGAGATGTCCGGGATCGCGTGACAGCCGATACCCGCCCATATGCGCGATGCGCCGGATCTTGCGCTTGCACCGGATATGCGGCAGATCATTCCGCGTCAGCAGCAGCGGACCAGTGTAATTATGCAGATCGCGCCGGTTCCACTCGAAGAAGTTGAGATCCGCGAAATAGCAGATGTCAGCTTCCGGGTGCAGCTTGTATGCGGTATTGATCGCGATGACGCGGCCGCGCTTGATGAACTCCGGCACCATCTCGACCGGCAGCGACGGGCCACCGCCGAGGATGAAGCAGGCCTCGCCCTTCCATGCGCCAGTCGGAACGGACCACATCTCTAGGACTGGCACAGTCCGGTTGCTTCTGCGGCGAAGCCGGAGGCGATTTCCGGCATGCTGAACTGCTTCCAGGCTATCGCATGCGCCCATTCTGTGCGATCCGGCGTAATGACTTCGCCCGGTGTATGCGCCGTTACCGGCCATGCCATCGAGCCATCATTGCAGGACACAGCAGGCACGCCGCTCAGGACGCCCTCAACACCTGTATTGCTGTTCCACGTCACCACAAGGCCAGTGCCGTCCAGCGCCTCCTGAAGGCTTCCCTTGAGCTTCTGGACGCCTTCAACCTTTGTCCGCTCCGCGCGCTGTTCCTCGCCGGGATGCGGGCGGAAGAAAACCTCCCATCCCTGTTCCCGCAGAGTTGCCGCCGTGCGCTTGTACCATTTCATGATATCGACCCCGGCGAGCGACTTGTCCGTTGCGATCTGACCGATCAGAAGCGCGTAACCGTCCCGCTTGCGCCACGGCTGCATCAGATGCGAGAACTGCGTTTCCCAGCGGGAACCGTCTTGGAGTGGACCGCGGAATTCAGCCCTGCCGTTCAGCCTGCCCCCGAACGAGACCGAGCAGAATTTGAACCGGTCGTCGATGTATCCGCGTTCCAGAATGCAAATCTCACCATCTGCCTTGCGCTGCGCCCGGATGCCGTCTTCATCGCGGATGCCCCAGAGTACAAGCAAATCGCAGGGCGCGGCGTGCCGCTCGATGCCGACATCTACGCCGTGGCGCTTCAGCCCTTGCGCGAAGGCTTCAATCCAGCGATGCTGGTACTGACGGCGGTAGACGCAGATGGCCTTCATGCGGCAGCGCTCCACAGCGTTTCCATCGCGCCGAGAATACGCCGGGCATTCTCTTGCGGTGGCAGACTGGCATCGATCACCATCACGGGAACATTGCGTTCATCCATGACGGCAAGCGCCTGATTATGGATCTCAAGCGAACGATAGACATCGGCCGATCTGTCGTGCCGACCGCCCCGCGCCTTGTTGCGCTCTATGATGGCGTCAGCATCCGCGCTCACCATCACGAGCAGATGCGGTGACGGCAGAGCGCGATAGTATTCGTCGAGCGTGACATCACAATCAAGGCGCGCTATGCCTTGCGCGCGCTGGACAAGCCCGCCATCAACAACCATGACGCCGCCTGATGCATCGGATCTGTTCATCACGACCTTGGCGAGCGAGCGAAATGTATGCCCTCTTCTTGCCCTGAGCATCGGCCCGCGCGCGCTATCGAACAGGCGTCCGAGCAATCCCGAAAACTCATTGATGTCCCGGTACTGCTTTGCACCGCCGGCGACGATCTGCCGGGATCGGGAAAAGCTCGGCTTCGGGTTCGGGACGAATCTGCCTGCGCCTTCCGTAAGCATGGCCCGGTAGATCGTGGATTTGCCCGCGCCGGAGACACCGCATAATTCGACGATCATGGCGTGATCAGTATCACGCGGTAATTGCCCTTGTGCGCCATCCTCGCGGCCCTCACATACATGCCAATCGCTTCGACTGCGGCGTGGAACGCGGTCTCGCGATGTGTCCATGACCGCGTCTTGCGGCCGATGGCGTCGCCAGTGCGGATCGACAGGATCATCCTGTCACGCGTGACGCGGGCGAGTTCCTTGATCGCCATCACCATTTCATCCTCGGTGATGAGATTGAGCAGGCGGACGCAAACGGCTGTATCGACGGACTTGTTAGGTAACGGGATACCGAAGATGTCGCCTTGATCCAGGCGCGCCGCCGCGTCTTTCTGGCGGGCAAGAGAGAGCATCTCATCCGAGACATCGAAGCCGACAGCCTCAAGCCCCAACTCGCGGTAGAGAGACAGGAACCGCCCTGTTCCAACAGGAATATCCAGGACGGTTCCCGCGGCCCCCTGTAAAAACTCGGTGACGGCGTCATGCTCGCGCCGCCATTTGGCTTCGCGGTCACGCGCCTCATCATAGGTTGCTGCCTTCTCGCCCCGGTAAGTTTCACGGGTGACGGCGGCGTTCAATTCGGGTAAATCTCTCAAGCGTACTCCAAAATCCAGGGGCGGTCCCGCTGCGTCTGCTTCTGATCGGGATGCAGCTTTCCGGCAAATGTCACGATGCAGGCATTGTCCGGCAGGCTTCCGGCAAACTCCCGGCACCAGTAGATGCCGTCCCGGTGATCCCACTTGGCTTCATCGGCAAGGCACTCCGAGATATAGACCTGATCGGTGCCGGCCATCTTCGGCCAGGCGCGCTTGACGCCTTCGCCAAGGTCGAAGCTGCTCCAGACCTGCGGACGAGACCCGGCACGGATGAGCATGACGGACGTGTTGATGCGCGTTGCTCTCGGCTTGCCCCAACGCGGGTTTGCCCAGAGCACGATATCGTCATCCCGGTTGACGAGATGATCGATATTACCGACGATCAGCGTGTCCAGATCGACGTAGAAAATGCGCTGGCCTATTGCCTCCGCGCCCGGTGCGAACATCTGCATCTTCGGGAACCGCGTGCCGGGTGCGAGCAAACTTCTGTCCATCGGAACGATACGGATATCCGGCCTCAGCGCCGCCGGTTCCATGTCAGTGACACAGACATGCTCATGCGGCAGGGTCATGTTCGCATCGATCTGATCGGCAACGCGATTGACCTGTGCAGCCGTATAGGTGTATTGCGCGTTGCGGCGACCTTCAGGGTCATGCCACCAGAAGGTGGTGCAGGTGATCAATGCCGGAACCTCTTGATCCACGGATACGCCGCCTGCGTTTCCGGCAGACCCGGTTCCCTCGGTCCGGGGAATGTCACGATACGCGCATCAGCAGGAAGACCGGACTTGATCTGCCGCCTGCTGTAGATGCCGGAGTCTTCGCCCCATGTCGCTTCTTCTGGCCCGAGCACCTTCGATACCCAGGCTTGATCCTCACTGCGCACGCCATTGCAGATCGCATCGAGTTCCTTCGCGCTTTTACCAAGCGGAAACTCCGTCCAGACTTGCGGCCTTGCGCCGGCGTCGAGTAGGATGACGCTGGTATTGTAGGCTGAAGCCTTCCGGCGCTTCCGGTAATAGGGATGCCGCCAGAGTACGATGTCTTCCTTGCGACCGACGATGGCGTCGATGTTTCCGGTGATGACCGTATCCAGATCCAGATAGAAGATACGCTTGCCGATGATATCGCCAGCGTCAGGGCGAAACAGCATCAGCTTGGCAAAGCGTGTTGTCGGGATGAACGTGGTGCGGTCCAGTGGCACAGTGCGGATACGCGGATCAAGTCCGTCTGGCGCATCATCGCAGATCAGCACGAACTCATGCGGCAAGGTCAGATTGCGATCCACCTGCCGCACCAGCAGGTTGACATGTTCCGCGCCGTAAACCCACATATCGTTGCGGCGCGACTGCGGATCGTGCCAGAGCATCATCACGACTGAGATCAAAGCGCGGAAATCCTCGCCATGCCACGCTCGGTATCGTAGAGCTTGACGTTCCAGCCCATCTGTTTCATGCGTTCCAGCGTCCTCTGCTCGCCTTCGCGCCTGGCGTCATGGAGCAGGACGACAGATGCGCAGGTCAGCGCATACTGGACCGTGTTGAGCCGCGAGCAGTCTTCCTGCCCGGCATGGATGACGCGGCGCTTGACCGTGCCGACAGGACTATCGACAAAGGCAATATCGAAGCGCTCACACGCTCCCGCCGATGCGTTGATGGTCGGGGTGTTTGTGTAGGTGCCGACTTCGATTGCATCGTAGCCTGCAAACCGCTGTTGCGCCTTGCGGAGCCATTTGCGATCATGCTCAAGCGTCAGGACGCGCGTGCATCCTGCTTGCAGGAAAGCCATCGTGGATTCGCCGGGGCCGAACTCAAGCGCGGATTTCGCGCCGATCGCTTCGGCTTCTGCGATCAGGATGCCATAGTCTTCATCCGGGAAAGTTCCCACAATGTCTCCTGTAACTGTTCGATTGTCTTCTCGTCCGCGCCATGATGGCGGAACCAGTCTGCGCCCCATAGCGGTGCGGTCGCCGGGCGGTTAACCCGCTGGATTGCGATATTGACGCCAAAGGCAAGGCATGCTGCAATCCGGTGCGCGCCGGTGCCGACGATGCGGCCATTCGTGCCGATCTTGACGTTGCAAGGCTTCAGAAAACCATGAAACTCAATGGAGCGCATCAAATCCCGGCATCCATCCACATAATGCTGGATGCTGGTCTTGTGGCTCCGTGGCTCGCGTCCGCCGGTACGTTTCTCGATGTGCCAGCGGTAGAGAGCTTCGGCTTCGGAGCCAGCGCTTCCGTCAGCCATGAGATGCCGGAAGAAACGGTGCTTCACAATATAGTCGATGCGGTCAGGCGTCAGGAGATCGCGGGCGTTAACCCACTCAATGCTCATGCGCCGGACTTCTTCCGCTCCAACCAGCGCTCGGCTATTTCCTTCGTCGCATGGTTTTTCGACAGAACGTCATGGCCCAGAATAACGGACCATTTCGCGCCGCCCTTCCACTCGACAGTGGCTTCAGACAGATCGCGGATCGGCAGCGGATCGGTAAAGACCTTCTCGGTCAGCACATGACAGCGGACGGAGTGCGTTGACGGGTCAACGGCGGCGCAGTACATCTCAACATAGAAGCTGTGCTGCTCGTGGCTGACCTCGATGACATCGCCAGGCTGGATGCCATTCTTGCCTGTGGTATGCGCCCTTGCCCAGAGATAGGCCGGATGCCTGACATCATCGAGCGTGTGTTCGGCTCTAGCCTTGACGCGCCAGCGCTGACTGCCATGCTCGGCAAGCTTGATGTCCTGCCCGAACGCCATGACGGGGCCTTTGGGCTTTTCGGCAGCGGCAAGCTTTGCAGGCGCAATCTTCGGCTTCTCGATTACAGCTTCATCGGACACTGTGTGTTTTCCTCAATTGGTACATGAAAAAATCGAATGGCGGAGAGACTTTCCCCGCCATTGCACTTATGATTAGTCGGACTCGGCGACAGCGATGTTGGTCGCCGAAGAGACCTGCACCTCAGTCGCAGACACGGACGTGACCACGTGGAGACCAGCCGATGTAACGCTCGTCGGCGCGGACAGGCTGTTCACCGTAATGCGGTAGACCAGATCGCCGAGATTGAGGCCGATGTCAGCCGGGAAATACCCCGGATCATTGACGACCGTCGCAGCATCAGCGGTCTTGTAAACCCAGATTGCAGGCAGGTCTGAACCCAGCGACGCAATCGGGGAGAAGTATGCCTTGTTGAAAGCCATGTTTGGCTCCTCTCGATGTCAGATTATGGGGATGGAGCGGGGCCGGAACTCAGCCAGCCCCGATCAGACCTTACGTGCCGAAGTACCCGTCAAGCGGGAACTGCGCGGCGGTGTCGTCATGGTGAAGGATGAAGATGCCTTCATCGATCAGAGCCTTGGAGCCCTGATACGAGGTCGTGCGTGCCCAGGAATAATCCTGTTCCTCGTTCCGGCCAGCCTGAGAAGACATCGGACCCATGTTGAGACCGTGGCCTGTCGAGCCTTTATGGAACACGAAGCAATGCGCTTCCGCCGTGCCCTTGCCGGGCAGGTTCGGATGCATCGCCCACTTGACATCGTTCCACCAGCGCCACTGGGTGTACTTCATGAACGGACGGTCCGGCACCCAGTCGCTCGACGCGAACTGCTTGATGGCCATCGTGTTCGCCCATGCCTTCGGCGTCAGGAGACCGTAACGCTCCCCATCGCGCGGGACGAAGTTTTCATCCAGCGTGGTGCAGGCTTCCATGATGTTGGTGGACCACTCGGCAAGATTTGCCGCTACCGCGGTCGAGTCGTAAGCCGACGTATCGAGCTGAGCCAGGATAAGCTGGTCAGTACGATAGTTCGTCGAGGTAACACCCCGGCGCTGCATCGAAAGACGCTGATCCACGCTTGACGAGAAGATGTTGAAGTTCTTCTTGCGCGCAAGGTGGTGATATTCCTTGAGGTTGCAAGTTTCCGAAGTCTGCGTGTCGTCGGCAACGGGAATGAGACCATTCGCGCCGCGCTCGACAGCAGCATCGGCAAGACCTTCGATGATGAAGATGAAGTTGTCACCCTTCACTTCACCTTTAGTGGTGACGATACCGCGCAGAATAGACTGTTTCTGCTCGTAGTTTTCAGTCCACTCACTGTTGTAGAGACTTTGTAGTACTGTATTATCCATCGTTGCTCTCCGTGGATATGTTTCGGAAAGCAGCGTCAACCGGGTACCCTACTGGCCTGCGTGCGGGGTACCCTTGCGGGGCCGCTCGGCTTGGCGAGATCGGGGCGAAATCTGGCTGCGTTATGGGGTTTGGTCGTCTGCCGGGCCGCGTTGTCGCGGGGTGCCGGATGAAAAGAACCTAAGGGCCGCTATGGTGAGCGGCTAATGTTTACGCGAACTCAGTGCATGGCTCCACCGCCGGCATGTTCCATGCGTGCGGCGACGGCAGGGTCGATAGATGTGTCGATCTTGCCCGGCAGCATCTCGCGAGCTGTATCAGGATCATAACCGAACTGCTCATCCATCAAGGTTTCGATGAACTGTTTGCGCCATTGTGTAAGCGTGAGGCGTTTCTGTTTCGGCTCGGCTGGCGGTGCAGCCGGAACTACGGCTTGCACTGGTGCAGGCACATCAGGTCCGCCGCTTACATCGGCGATGCGCTTGCATACACGCTCCCACTGCTTCTCGGATGGGGAACCTTCGATGTTCTCGGAGAAGCCCTCGAACCAGATCTGGAAATCACGCCATGAGAATGTCATGCCGATTTCCTTGCAGACTGCCGGTTCATGGCGGCGATGATGCGCTGCAGTTCAGGCTGAGCCTTCTTGTATGCATCCTCATCGGTATGCATCAGGCCCATGATCTCTTTCTTGCGCTTTTCGAGATCGACGCCTTCGGTGGTTTCCCCGCCGATCATCGCGCCGTCATCGTAGGCATCCCTGGCAAGCGTCGCCATTGCCTTGACGAACGGAACATGGTTGCCTATCCGCGTGCCGTCCTGCAATCTCATATCGAGGAAGCTCTTGCGCTCTGCGGCGTCCGGCATGTAAGGTCCGAGGATCTCGGACAGATAGCGGTTGGTCAACTCGACTGTCGGCTTGTAGTCTTTCAGGAACGATGATCGCAGTTCTTCTTCAGCTGCGTCATCGGCCTTGACGGCGTTTTCCTGCATCTGCCGGGCAACGACCGTCTGCGCGCGATCGAAGGCTTTCAGTGCGGCGTCAACCTGCTTCTGGTTGTAATGCGCGCCGTGGAAGTCCTTCAGCGCTTCGCCGAGCAGTTCCTTGTCGAGATCGGAACGTTCACCGAGTTCTTCCGGCGGATCGACCATTGCATATTTGTCTGCCGCATCCGGCACGCCCCAGGCTTTGTTGAACGCCTCGATGTCCTTGGGGTCGTCCTTCTTGCCTGTCGGCAGCTTCACGCGGGTCTTGAGCGCCTCGGAGACCTCGGTAATCTTGCTGTCGGCTGACATCACGCGGCGAAGCAGTTCCGCCGGTGTGGAGGCTCGCTTGGCGATTTCCTCAGCCTTCTTGAAGGCGTCGCCAGTCAGGCCAAGACGCGCAACTTCCTTCGCACGCCAGTCATCGGGCAAGTAGTCTGACGGCTCTTTCTCCTTGCCGTCATCGGCTGGCGCATCGCCTTCCGTGCCGTCACCATCATCCGTCGTGACATCAGTCTGCGTGTCTTGCTGCGTGCCGTCGTCAGTTGCGGCCGGCTTCTTGTCGCCGTCGTCCGTCGTCGTGGCGTCGGTATCTGCATCAGCAGCCGTCGTATCTTCTGCTGTAATATCCAGTTTTTCTTCAACTGTCATCAATCACCTTTACTTATCGCCTTGCTCTCCGCCATCGGATGCGCCGAGTGACGGCAGTTCGATCAATCGCCTGATTTCAACCGCGATCCGGCGCTTGCCGGACGCGTAGTCGCTCGCCCGCGCGCCATCAGAGCCACCGGGACGCCACGGATCGTCGGTCATGCCGCAGGCAAAGAGTATCCAACCCAGCGCACGGTGCTGCTGGTTCGGGCTGGCATTGCCGTCTCTGAGCGCCTTGAGCGCTGACTGATCGGCTGCATCCCACGGCGCGAAGTGCCACGGATCGCGCGGCAGGGCGTGCGCGCCGGTGCGTTCAGCGACATAGCCCGCTGGCCCGTCCAGTCCTTCCGGCTTCTCCCCGCGCTTGTGGCGGCGTTTACCGCCATGTTCATCGCTCATGCGCTACCCGGCGCGGGCAGGGCCGGCGGAGCGCCATTGCCGGTGATCAGCGGGATTGACTGGTTGGCGTCGGCAAGTTTCGGCACGCTCTCGGCAGCGCCATCGACGACAGCTTGCAGGTTCGCCGCGCCTTCCATCGCCTTGGCTTCCTGCATTTCCTTGGCGCGCTGTTCACGGATCGCCATGACATCATCTTCCGGGATCAGCCAGTCAGGCTCGCCGCCCATATATTCCACGGCATCGCGGTCGACCTTGTCGAGATTGAAATTGTCTGCGGCTTCTGGTCTGACGGACATGGATTCGAATGCATATTGGCGCGTTTCGCGCGCCTTCATCAGCTTTTGACGCTTGTGAGCAAGCTGGATCGGGCCATCGAATTCGTAGACAACATCAGCGCCCAGCAACTTGGGCGGGACGCGCTCGATGCCGGGGCCGGGCTGGCCGTTCGAGAGGATGACGGGAAGACCGCCGGTGAACTGGCCGATCCGAAGATTGAAGGCGAAGCTGGCGTCAAGCAGTTGCGCATTATGCGTCTCGAACGGTTCGACAGCCGGACCGACCGAGCGGATATATTCGGAGATCCGCTCATTGACCTCGAATGCCGTCATGTCTTTTTCTGACGGCAGGGCGAGTTTGTTCAGGAACCAGCATGCCGACAGGATCTGCCGCGTATCCTGCTTCATCTCCAGCCCGATCGGAATGTTGGCGCGGCTCTCAACGGCTCTTACGGCCCCGTTGCGGGTGTTGTCATATTCCTTCTCCACCCATGTCGTGCCGCCAGCGTAGTTCATGATGCGGCCAAGCACGCCGTCGCGGACCGCGATCATCGGGGGATCGACGATACGCTCGCCGGCGTCGAGGATGACGCGCTCCTGAGATTGCAGGAGCCGGGCTTCGATCAGCCCGAGCATCGCCGCCGGCGAATAGGCGTAAGGCGAATTGTCGGCAAGGAACCAGCGGCGCACCGTGTAGGGGAACTCGAAATACCCGCCTTCCCGCAAGGTCTCGCAGCCATTTGGATCGATGTAGCAGGACTTGAAGGCGTGGCCGGTCTTCTTCTTGCTGTACTGCTCGTAACCGTGGCGGCCGGCCGGGATCACTATGTGGAGAAGATCGATCTCGTGATGCGGGTCTTTCTCGCGAATGGTAGCATAACGTTCCGGGATCTTCTTGTTCGGAAACTCCGTCTCCCAGTCTTTCAGCTGGAGCTTGAATTTCCGATACATCTCATCGACTTCGCGCCATGCGTTTTCCGCCCAGGCGCAATCGCGTAAGTGCTCGCACAGATAGACGAGGAAGCCGGACCGGTCATGAGCTTCGTTATGACGGACCACGGAGTTGCCGAACGATATGACATCGTTGTCCGACATCTGCATGGTGTTCTGGAACCCGGCGCGGCGCGTGTAGAGCAGTGTCCGCTGCACATCCCGCGTCATAGAGAACCACGCCTTTGACCGCTCGGTGTTGCGCTCCTCCTCCTGCGCTTTGGGGTCGAACCATTGCTGGTTCTTCGGTCGCGTCAGAGCGCCGAGCGCATAGGCGAGATCGCGCCGGTTCTGCGCCGGGAGAGAGGTGTAAAGCTCATCGGCGTATTCGTCGCCATCGACGCGGGTCCGGGTGAACGTCGCGCGCTCAGGAAAGAATTCTTCGCTGATCGTCTGCCACAGCGTATCAAGCTGGGACTTCTTCGAAAAGCGCGATTCAGAGAGCCGAACCAGCTCTCGGGCGTTGTCATCACCTGCCATGAAGCGTGACGATCAGCCCGTCAGCACGGAGCTGGAGCCGCCGCGCAGCTCGTTCTGGCCGTAGGCGCCCAGATCCTTCTCAGTGAGCGTCACGGAGCCACGGCCGGTGGATTTGGACAGGCGTGAGCGCTCCTGAAGATTGGCCCGGCGCATGGCTTCGCTGTCTTCTTGCGGGAGCGGGATGGCGGGTTTGGGTTCTGGGAACTTCGGTTTGCTAAATAGATTTCCCAAGTGTATAATCCTCCAATCATGTCTTGATGGAACCGAGAGACAGCGCAAGAGCGGTAAGCAAGCAATCCGCGCTACCCCGTCAGCACGGCGCTTGACCTTCGATCCTTCTGGCCGAAGCCGAAAGAGCCAAGATCATTATCCCTATCCCTATTCGCTTCCCTCTGTTGGGCAGTGCTAATTATCCGGGAGCGTTCCTTCCGCCATTTCTCTTGCTTGGCCTGATTTGGGATGGTCTCAGGGAGTTGAGACGCAAGTTTCGGGCTCCCCATAATATTAGAAATCGGACTATCTCCTCTTGGATATGGGCTATCCGTGCTCTGACGCGGACTGGTAATCGTCGATGCCGCCCCGCCGACGGTTGCGTCCGCGCTTGGGGCGGTTCGGGTTCACGGATTCGGAAGCCATTGAATGAGGCTGCTTGCGCGTGTGCGCCTTGGCGACCGCGATATTACCCTCAGTCAGGCACATGACCACAGCATCGCCTTTGTCAGGCGATCGGCCGAGGCGCTTGCGCAGATCCTCTTTGCTCTCCAGCTGGATCTCGCCGCGAATCTCAAGGACGCGAGGCAGAAGGCATGGTGCGGCAAGGTCAGCCCGCAATTCAGCATCGGGTGGCAATGCTATGATTGAGCCGCCGTCTTGATCGGGATCAAGAGCCTCACGGAAACGCCACCAGACTTCAGCCCGCTTGTTCGTGAAGGGCAGACGACTGCCGAGCGCTGCCGCTGTCGAGTCTTTCGCGCCGTTGAACGAAACGAAATCAACCTCATTGTCCTGCAATCTCGTCTTGACGCCGCTTGCATACCCGCCGCCTACATCGATGACAACCGGAGCGCCATCTCGGCGATTCGTAAAGATCGCGCTAGCGCCAGCCGTGCTGTCAGCCGTGCTTTTGCCCCTTTCGCTGACGAGCGGCGCATACCAGCCGCGGTGACGCCACGCAAGGACTGCGGCATCCTTGCCACCACCAGCTGGATCGAATGCCATTGCCGTCATCTGCCACTTGCGCCAGCCATCTTCCGTCCAGCGATCTTGTGCGGCAATGATCCATTCCGTCGGGATCACCTGGTTCGGCGTATCCTCCAGCATGGAAGTGAACTTGCCGCTGGCCAGGTTGCGCAGGGCTTTCGGCGCATAAGCAAGAACAGCGCCATAGCCGCTATTGGCAAGCTCTGGAATATCTTCCATCTTGGCCGGGATGAAGGTGCGAGACCGCGGCGGAAGCAGATTGCCTTTCGTGTCTCGCGGCGGCCGGTCCAGCGTTTCTACGTGGGCAAGAGCTTCTTCCTGCGTGCGGAAGAATAACTCTTTATCGCTGTCGCTGTCTGCCGGTGCGGCCCAGCGCAATTCACCAGGCGGCGCCGGATCGTGATACGTCTCATCAAGCCACGGAGCCCAATGCTGGATTACCCACAATCCTTCCGATGTGGTTGGGGGGTTTCCAGTGCAGATGATGCGGCAACGCTGGCCCGGAGTGGCAGACCGTAGCCACAGCGTCAGATAACGGTACTGATCGCGGCTGAAATGCGTGATCTCGTCGAAGCCCTTGAGATCGTGATCACGGCCCTGATACTTCTCAACATCCCACTCATGCGGGACAGAGCCGAATTCCAGTATCCGCTTCGTGCCGGGGATACGCCAGACGCGATCCTGCGAATTGTATCCCGTGCGTGAGCCGAGAATACGTGTGGCTTCTTTCTCAAGCCCCTTGATCTGCGGATATTCCCGGCGGAATATGATCGAGTTCATATGCTGCGTGACAGCAGCACCGACGAGAAGCGAGGATTTGCCGCCGCCTGGTTCGCCGCCCGTGAACAGTTCATCCGCTTCGCTATGCAGCGCCGCAGTTTGACCGCCCGGCGATGGCACCCAAGGCAAATGCCCGGTTTCCTCCATCGCGGCCTTGATTGTTTCCTGCTTTTCCTCCGGGGTCATAACCTCGAAGGCTGACAGAATGTCCTCAAGACGCGGGGACTGGAGCATTCTTCTTTCTGGCCATGGCGAGGCCGAGCATGTAGGCGACGCGGCGGGCAGATTCAGTGTCGCTTACATCAGCCAGTTCTATGGGCTTGCCGTCTTTGCCGCTGTGCTCATGATCCGTTCTGTCGCGCCATTCATCCTTGCGGCGGTTCTTTAGCCAGAAGATTGCAGCCGTGTCTGAAGGCGGGACATGTTCGACGGTTTTGGCGCGAACAATCTCGCCTTGGAACTGAAACACTTTCTCGCTTGCAAAGGTGTATCCGACTGCCTTGTGATACAGAGATCGCTCGACTCGATCATCAGCCGGGGTCTTCCCCGCCTTTAAGGCTTCCGAAAACTCAACATGCTTTGCTCGCCAGCCATGAAGAGTGGGCTCAGCAATGCCTAAAGCTTCTGCAATCTCACGGTCTGTAGCACCAAGCTCGCACATCTTCTGCGCGACTTTTGCAAACTGCTTTTGGTATGAAGACTTCCGGCCGCCGCCTTTGTTGCCAACGGCATTCTTGTTGCCCTTAGGCGCTGGCATGAATGCCTCTTCGCCGAGCAAGCTTTGCACAGGCTGCGAGGATCTGCTCAGCGGTTGGTTCTGGCGTCACGCAGCATCCTTCCATCGCCCAGCCATAGCAAGCGCTGCCTTCAGGCGCGGCTCCAGCTTGATCCTGACGACATGATAGAGATCGCGGTTGCGGAAGCCCTTTTCCTTCTGTTTCTGCCACTGGAATACTGGAACACGGCGGTGGAAAATGAATGCGATGCGATCCTGATTGCGGTATTCCTGGATCAGGACGGATTGTTCGTCAAAGGTAATGGCGATCTGACATCCGGCTTTACGAAACGCTTCATCGGCTTCGGCGCAGGCTGCCGCCCACATGGATGTGTCTGCCCATTTTGCCAAGGGAACGATTGTAAATTCCTTGCCGAGACCGGGAATGTATTCTCCGTTCATGCGATCAAGACCGCCGCGTGGCGAGAACTCGATGCCGACCGGCTTGGCGGCGCCGACAGCCTTCGCCAGTTCAGCCTTCTTCATGCTGGACCGGCCCTTGATGCCGAGGCGCTTTGCTTCAGCGCGGAGCTTTACGACGGATTCTGACATGCGGTGTTCAGTCTTTCATTCTCCAAGCCTCAAGGGCTTTTTGGAAATGATATTCGGCGATGGTTTGCTGCTCTCGTGTCTGCTTCGACTTTGGCCACGGGATATAGACCAGAGCGAAGGCAACTGCGAAAAGCGCGATTATTGCGATGATCTCGATCATATCTCCCTCAATCCGGGAATACCGGTCCGCGTGATGTCATTTCCGCCTCACTCATCTGTTAAGCTTCTTGAGCTTGGCGCGGGCGGAGTTTCTTTCAGCTTGAGAGTGTTCGGATCGATGATGAAACTCGGCGGCTTCATCATGATTTCCAGTCGGCGCTTCTCAAGCTCAATGATTTCTTCCAGTGTCCAGCCATCGGGGCCGCGCGGTGGAAGACCAGCCGCCTCGCGGGTGTAATCGTTGATGATCTCAGCGCCAGCTTGCTCAAGCTCGTTCCGGATCTGGTTGAAAATCTGCTCTTCGCGCTGGTAGTAGCGGCTTTCTTCATCGTCGCGAAGGTGCGGCCTGATCGCCTGTAGGATGAGATGCAGCAAAGGTTGCGCTCTCATCACTCGGGGGTTCTGGCGCATCGCAGTCGCTGTGTATTCTTTGCTCATTTACTGCTCCTTGCCCGGTGTATGGAGAGCAGAAGCCGAATGTAAGCTTCCGCAAGAGGCGGAACATCCTTTTTCGCTCCAACCCATCTGTTGACGGTTGGCTCAGAGACGCCGGTCTCATCGCAGAATGCCCGTTGCGTCATTTCAAGCTGCTTCAGCGCGGCCTTGAACTCTTTGCCAGTCACGTTGTCCTCATATAAAAATCAATATGAGGGTATCAGGCTGGAGAAAAACTGTCAATTCAGTAGTTTTTATCCACAGAACCGCTTGACAAAACCTATCAGAATGATTAAATTGAAACTCATCAGCCACGGAAACCCTACCTGAGACGTGCAGTCTAACAAACGGTCTCAGGTGCTACTCAGCAGAAACGGGCGGCGATACGATCTCTCTTCAAGACAATCCAACATTCAATCAGGAGGCGGATATGACGAAACCAATCAGAGTTAAGGGCGAAACCCACACATTCGATGTTGAAAAGACCTTCACCGACTTTGACGATAACGGCAGGCTCTGCAATCCGAAATGGTCAGTTGATCTGGTAAAGATCCACAGGAACGAAGTGACCGGCGAAAATTACGAGTCAGCCGGTAGCGTTAGATTTTTTGACGACAAGGCTACCGCACTCGAATGGGCTCGCGAGAATGCCTAAAATCACCGAACCAATGAGAGATGTAATCGGCCGGGTTCTCTATGAGGAGCCCGGCATAAGCCGTGACTGGCATACACTTTCCGAAGAGCGCCGCGAGCCGTGGCGTCAGGATGCCGACCGGATCATTGACGTTCTGCCGATAATGGCGAGCCACTTCGCTGAATTCGCCTACCATCAAGCTGACGCGAAGGATACCATAATCGGCTGCGTTTTCCCAATGGAGCCAGCAAAGATCTGGTCATCGTATCTAGAATTCGTCAAACGCAGGTGTCAAGGATTTCTTGACAACTGAACATTCCGGAGATTCCGGATAGTTCCTTGAAGGGAGATCGATAATCGAAAGCCTTCAAGGAATGATCTGAAACCCTTGGAGGAACTGACTATGACAGACCAATGCTATCGCATCTCGACCATTGCAGGCAAATTCGACCATGTTATCGGCGAGGATGCCGCGCTGACGAAGGCGCGCGAACTTGCTGGTGCTCCTGAAGACACAACGCTCGACGAACTGCGCCGCGAATGGGGCGTGACCGTCGCCGAAGTTTCTGAAGAAGACCAGAAAGCTGTCGGACTTTAACCCCTCTCGGGACGGCCTTTACTGGTCGTTCCTTGAAGGCTTTCGCAAACTCAAGAGGAACTGAATATGACAAAGGTAAATCGCGTTGAATTCAACGAAAGCACAGTCTGCGTATGGTTTGGCGAATCATACGCGGAAATCCGCAAGCGCCCGGATAGATATGGGATATACATCCCTGCTATCCATAATAGCTCAGAGGAGGCTTGCGGATGGTTTGATGAACCATTCCCCTGGCCAAGAAGCCAAGAAGAAGCAACAGCCTTTGCATCCATAGCAGTCGATGAGATCATCGACTGCTATGGATATGGATCTTGGCTTGAATAATCCCCCTCGGTTAAAACCAGAAGCCGGTCCAGTGCGAATGGAACCGGCTTCTGGCTGGCTCTGCGGGAAGCGGAGCGGACTCAACTGGCGTATTCAGCCTGTCCGGAAGCATACATGGCTTGGCAAGAGTTGAACTTGGAAAGATCGTCGCCATTGCCACAAAGGATCGTGTAACGCCAAGGATACACGGGCTCGTCGAAACGAGGCCAATATCTCTCAACGAAGGTCGGGTAGGTGACAGGGTGTCCGTCAATTTCAGACACTCGCCGCTTGACCTTTTTCCACTGATCTGGTGTCGGTTCGCCATCCATTGCTTCAGTGAAGCCTTCGAACCATGCTTTGAATTCAAGTGGCGTCATTGCGCAATCCCCTATGATAGTTTCGATCCACGCCTCCGCGCGGGAGGCGACGCGCAATGGCCGATCGGGCGTGCCATCGCTCGGCGGCTTTGTCTTTTGCGTAGCAGGCATGGCGCGAAGTCAACTCGCTCTTGCTCAAGATCATCTGAATTGGGTGGAGAGTGCTGGCCTATGCCGAGGCGCAAAAGTGGAAACTGGACACAGTTCCACATGCTAGAAAAAGCTGGTATCAAACATATACACCGCTGTCAAGCAACTTTTTCAGTTATTTTGAACTTTTTTCTGTCGAGCGCATAATCAAGCATCGCCATCTGCTGGATATAGGGCAGATCAGGCGCGTTTGTCAATTTGTAAAACCTCGAAAGTTCTCTGACTGTGAGGACAAGACTACCCTTGCCAGCACCGCGCTGCTCGACGTTGGTTCCCTTGGGAAGCAGGCTTTGCCCGACGGATGTGTGTGTAGCCTTCAGATCGCCGATCTGGCGCTCGATGACGGACAGCCATCCGATCTGCCCCAGCTCGTGACCAAGATGCTCGAAGGCTTCCCGCATGCGTTTCGCGTGGAACAGACGCTTTTCCATGTCTGCAATACCGGCCCCGCCGCCGTCAACGCGCATTTCCCATTTGCCGGACATTCGGTTATAAAGGGCCATGTCGTGATCCCAACGAAGCATGGTTGCGCCGAAGACTTCAGCGAAGCCGACGGCTTCCTGCTCCAGGAGCTTGCGGACCGGCGTCGAAACCATCTGGCGGACCTTCAATGGCCAGCCGTCCGATGTCTTCTCGATGATCTCCGTGGCGACTTCCGCATGCTGGCGGCGTTCTTTCGTCACCGGACCGGCGTGGATGAATGTCTCAAGCTGGGCTTCGGTAAGTGGGCGCGCCGCGATCGCCGTTGTTGCGCGCTTGCGTGTGGTTTTGCGTTTACTCATGTAGGCTTCCCTGCAGATTCGTGAAGTACCTTGTATTGCGGTCGGTCATCCGGACATTCCTCTGGTAATCCAGCCGAATAAAAAACAAAATCCTCCCATAATCACGCCAGCACCTCTATCGGCAATGATGCTCTTGGCTGGCGCAATAAACTCCGGATTTATCAGAAATATCGCCAGATAGGCAAAGGCCTCCACGGTCATGACCAGTACAGCAAAACCCAGACCGGCCGCGATCATATACCGCTTGCGCAGCGGTTCTTCGTGGTTGCTCATTCAGTTTCTGTCCCCTCGATTTCCCCGAGCCACGCATCGCACAATCTCACCATCGTATGTGGTGACAGCGCGCCTTTCGTGTTTCCCCAGTCGGCAATCGTCCTGGCGCTCATCTCGATGCCCGGCGGAAGCTCAACGATGTAGGCTTGCGCCTTGGAGCGGATGTGTTCTACGTATTCGCGTTCGGTCATATTCATCTCCCTCGCGTGCCTTCCGGCTTGCTTCAGTCCGGTTATTATCTTTGAGCGGGGCATCAGGCTGCCTCTTCGAAACCATCGCGCTTTCCAGCCATCGGATGCGGAACCCATTTAGAGAACCGCAAGCCTTGGCGGTCTGTCTCGGATACCGTATGGGTTGCGCCCCATTCTATCGGCATGCGATAATCATAATCTGGCTTTCCTTCGCGCCAGAACAGCGCATGGCCGGTGATGCCCCGTGCCTTCAACTCGCGGCAGGCGGCGAATTCAGGCGAGACGCCGGACGCGATCACCTCGCCATCGAAAACGATCTCGATTATCGCGCCTTTGGTGCCCATTCTGCCGGTGGGTCGGATTTTGAGGGTATGCTCCATGTCAAATCTATCCTATTTTGTGTGTGGCGTTGGTGCAGGACGGGCGAAGACGACCGCCCCGCTAGGGTGATATCCCCGAAACGCTGTTTGACGAACCCTCACAAGCCTCAGCCTTGATCATCGCCCGGTACGTCTGCAGGAAGCCCCGGCATTCCGGTGCCCAGCTTTTCCATATCGGTTCCGGATTGAAGCCGCCGCGCATTTCGTCGGGGTCATGACCTGCCTGTTTGCACAGATCGCGGGCCATCGCTTCTACAAGGGCGTCTTCGTCAGGCATCCTGTTTCCCTTCGAGAATGGAGCGGGCGTTTTCCACCCAGCTTGGCAGAGGAATATTCACCGGAATCTTGTCGTGGGATTTGAGCGCGGCGCGAAGGGAGGCTTCAAGCTCTGCTATTCTATGCCGTGAGGCTTCCAGCTTACTGGAAAGGTCTTCGCAGATGTCCATGTAGTCGGTGATGGATGTTCGGCTCTCTTCCCATTTCAGGATAAGGTTTCCGTAGAGGGCGTCCAGCGAATGCCATTCCCGCACCGGGCGAACCTTGACATCGCCGCTGCAATTGATGCCTATGCCACCAGACGCGGTGACGTGGATGCTATCGGCGTAGTAATCGCCTTCACGTTCCCGCCAGATTTCGCGATCCGTGTTCTTCGCTTCGAAGACGTTCTCTTCGGTCTTGCCGGTCATGATTGTTCCCTGATAGCGGCGGCGCGCATTTCCTTGATCGCCTCACTGTTTTCATCATGCCAGTTCAGGCGGCTGCGCATGAGACCACGGAGATTATCAATCGCTCTCGCCATGCGGAAGACGCCGCCTGCAAAGCCGCCTTCACCGTCTTCTCGCAGAAACTCTGCCGCCGTGGCGTCCTTGTCGAACGCATCGACAATTCTCAAATACGGATGAAACTCACGCTCCTTCGCGATTGCCCTTTCCTCAGCTTCCCGCAGAGATAAAGCGATGGCGGAGACGGCTTGATCGATCGAATCCTCTTGGTCAATATCTGAGCGGAATTGGTCACCCAGAAGCTTCATGACGATCTCTCTGGCTTTTTGTTCTGATGGGGTCATGCTGCGATCTCCGCTTTCAGGCTTTCGATATCTATGACCTGAACAGGACCGCCGGATCCCGGATCCAACTTGATCGCCGTTTCGACGGCCTGTTTCGCATTCGCGCCAAATGCCATCGCCCCCATTGCAAAGCCCCGACCGGATCCAAATGCTTCGCCTGCAAACGCTTCATCCGGATACGGGATGTCGCTGTCGTAGGTGAAGCACCGGCCTTTCTCGAACACGATGAACGTGGTGTTGTGATTTTGAGCCTTGCAGACCGGTGTCTTTTCCGGATCCGCGCCGTCCTCGCGCCACTTGATCCAAGCATCGAACAATGCGAAATATCCACAGATCGCATAAACCACGCCGTTCCTCTCGACGAGTTTCACTGCCGGAACGGGGCTGTCATAATCGTGGGATCCCTGTAGGCTATCCGATGCCACGGAAATGCCGTCAAACGCTATCGTTGTAATCGCCGTATCTCCTCTGCAATGCGCAACTATCTGGCGCTCTATGCGCAAGCGCCATGCTGATCAGTTCGCCGTGAAGGCCGTTGAATTCGCAGTCTAAAAACAATAGGCTCATATCGTCGCCTCCTTCACAATTCGTCGTAAATCAGCCTGCAAGTTCTTCAATGATCGTCGGTCGCTTGGCGATCCGGGAACAACATACTGAAACTCCCGTCCCCCGATCTCCCCGATTAACCGGGGATGCTTTCTCCCCTTTTGCTCTACCCGCGGGGACTGGATGCCGACATGCTCGGCTATGGAGCAGATGGTCCTGTTGAGACGGGTCATGCGACCTCCGAAGGCTTCTTCAGCCCGAATGTCACCGGCTTTTCATCCGCCATGAGAGTACGCACCCGGCGCGCTTCCCTGAACTCGGCGGCAACGTCGTAATCAGGGCGCACGCCGAACAGCAGGAACGCGGCTTTCACAGCGCCCTCAAAAGCATCGAGGTCTACCCAACGTTTCATGCAAACGTGTTGGATCATCGAGCTTTCGCCGTTCCGGGTCAGATCCTGAACCCGCATCCAGTATGATCCCTCGGTGTCGTCCGGGTAGTCCGCATTGATCTGGACCACGAAGCGGCCGCGCGGCTCGTCCTGAACCATCCATTGATGGTTGCGATAGAGAACCTGAACTTCGTTTTCTTCGCTCATGTCTGCCTCTCTACGCCGCCATGTCGCGGATGGCGTTGCTATAGATGTCCAAGAAAAACTGCTTGTTGAAGACTGGCCCGTTTCGGTTCTTGGCAAATATAAGTTCAACAACATTAGCATAATAGTCAAGATCGTCTAAGCGTTTTTGCTCTTCATCCACCTTTTCATACTTGGACCTTTCAAGATAATATGCAGGTCTGTATACAAACACGACAGCATCGGCGTCCTCTTCTATTTCGCCACTGGCGCGAAGATCAGAGAGCTGCGGGCGTTTGTCTTCGCGCTTCTCAAGTTCGCGGTTAAGCTGGCAGAGCAGGATCACGGCACAGTCGAGCCGCTTGGCGAGATCTTTCAGTCCCTTCGTGATCTCTCCCAGTTCGCGGACCGTCTGGCCTTTGTAGCGATCGGATGCGCGAGCGTAGCCAAGGTGATCGACGCAGATCACGTCGAGCGTCTGGCCGGTT